CGAATCCCTGATTCTTGATCCTTAATCATTATGCGACGATCGAACGGAACGTTGGTCGCAAAGAGATCGTAGAAGTTCGCAGGCGTTACCGTTTTTTGAAAATAGTTCTGAGTAATGTCCGCCTCGGGGTACAACGCTTTTGCTATGTCTGCTGTGCCTTCATCAAGCTCTACGCCTGTTACCTTCGTTTTTTTTGCTAAATGCTCCGGCATGAATCCAACGTACATACCATTACCCATCGCGGGTTCGATCATACGCCCACCATCAAAACCAAGTCGCTCGGCCATCTTCCAATTCGCTTCGATGACTTCCGGGTGAGTGTAGTGTGCATTAGTGGTCGATCGCTGCGCACTTTTGAAGGCTTGCGGTCCGATCAATTCAAGCAGTTCTCGGCGTTCTCTAAACCAATCTCCGGACTGTTGTTTGATTTCATCGTTACCGTATCTACTGTTGTAGTCGTTTAGCAAAGCGGGGAATTGCCCCCATCCGACAAATTTAGCGATCGTCGCTTGTTCCTCGGGTGTTGGTTCACGATTCTCAGCTTTCACTTGCTTCATCGTTTTTAGAGCGTCCACGTTTGCTCTAAATTTTGCCTTCAATCCATTGTTCCAGAATTTTAGGTCCGGATAGTGGAAGTTTTTACCGCTAGATCCTGTTGGCTTGTCTTGCGTCTCTACTGCATTTTTTGAGTTGTTGCGATCGTAAATTGGGCGATACTGCGGGTATTCGTCAACCACGTTGATAGGGACTTTTTTCCCGTCGAGTAATGCTGATCGAACAAACGCCTCGTGTTCATCTTTCAAGCTGGTAGATGAATCGTCTTCCCAGGACTTTTTGTTTTTCAGCGTACCGACGATGTTCGTTGCTAAAGTGTGCGCGTCTAACCCGGTCATCCAATCCTTTTGTATTTGCATGAAATTGGTCATAGCCATTTTCATGGACCTAACTCCATGGAAGTCACTCCAATCCGGTTGTTCAGCAATGTACTGCTTGGTCCAATCCTGCAATTCAGCGATCCGATCATTCAGATCCGCTTCAGTTGGTACTTCCTTGTTTCTTACAGAGTTCTTTAGGTTGGAAAGCAGTACCTTGCGCAAGGTGTCTCCATTGAACGTATCGGCCACAAATGTGGTTTGCGGATCTGGCTTGTCCCCTGCCCATTCTGCATAGGTCATTTCCCAAGGTTCTTTTGGTTTCGGTGGGGCCTGTGGCTCAGTTGGTTTTTTTGACTCGGCTATTGGCTCGATAGGTCCCTTCACTTTCGGCAAAATGGTCCCGCGTCGCATGAGCTGTTCGGCTGCAAAATCGCTTGCGTCATGTACTGAATTGAATCTATGCGGAAACTCGGTTTTGATTTTTCCTGGGCCAATGTGCTGAATTTTGAAACCGGTCGATCGATCATACGTCAGCTTGATCGCGTGATTGTTCTTTAGCTTGATGTTCCGACCGGTGATAAGTTGCTGCTTGAATTTTTCGTGCTGTGTCCCCTTGCCTCGCTCGATAGGGCTTTCTGAATCATCTGTCTGTGCTGCTTCGATCGCTTTTTTTTGCTCGGGCGTAGCTTGTGCGATAACTTCGGATGGGATGAACTGACCACCGATATAAGATTTTCCAGCGACGGTGAATGGATGATCGTGCGTGTAACCGGATGGCGCACGCATGGCGGACATCGTGACCGCTGGCCGATCTTCAAGAACGGATCGAACCGCCTCGGCACAATCGAGCTTGATCTTTTCCTTGTCCTTTTTGTACTTTGCCTGCGCTAGTTTCCCAGCAAAGAACTTGATGGTATCTGCGACGGTTCCCCGGAGGTGCTGTTCTCGATTAAATGCTGAAACAAGTCCATCAGCTTTATCTGCCCGTTTTTGGTTTTCGTCGACAGCAAGCACGTTACCGGCATCTTGCACACGTTCAGCACGCCTTTGGTTTGCCACGGCTCGATAATCGTTCGCGGTCTGTTGCAAAGCACGCGATATGAAAGTTTCGAGTTCGACTTCTTGATCGAACGTCGAGCGTTCTTCTTCCCATTCGCCAAAAAGATCGGTCCCTCTGTCGGTAAACTTCCCCGCATTTGCCATCTTCTTAGCCATCTGTTCAATTTCTCGATTGCTCCAATCCTTACCGTTTAGATCGTCTTGTTCGAGCTTTTTGAACAACTTGTTTTGCGTCTCGTGATTGCTCAAATGTTTTGCGACGGCTACGGCTCGTGGTTCATCGAGTCGTCCTTCGGTGAGCATCTGAAAAGGCTTGTCGGCCAAATTTTTTAGAATCCCGGCTTCCTCAGCGACTTTACCCTTGAGCGATATTCCAGCTTCGGCAAAGTGGTCAAGATCGTGGCCAGAGTCTCTCAGATACTTGGCAGCATCAACACTCGATCCACGCCCCTCAGCGATGTTTGCTAGGGCTCCCTTGGCACGAGCTTGTCTAGGTGAATCTGCGTCGATGTAGCGAACATTTAATTCCTTAGCTCCGAGGCGATTTGCCAAGTGGTGACGATGGTGGCCGTTGACAACATAATCCTTGCCGCTTTCCGGATCTCTCCAAACAAGCAAAACGCCAGCCATTTCAGGGTTCCACTTCCCAACACTCTTTAGTTCCTCGGTGACACCGCTAGCGTCGATGTTTTTGACCTTGTATTGAAACCGACTTGGATCGACGTGTAGAGATTCGGTTGGTACGGTGTAGGTGTCGCGATTGTTGACAATCTTTGGCGTTCCGTCTTCGCGAAGCGGATTGGCTTCCTCATCCGTTTGCACGATCGCGCCATGTAGCCTTGAAGCAATCTTTTCGATCAAGGCTTGTTTGACTCGACCACCTGCCCGAATGCCGTGTTCCTTTTGGAGTGATCGGAGCTGCTTGACGGTCAAAATTGATAGGTGTTCAGTGACCGTTTTTAGACTGCTTGGAGTTCGCTTGCCCTTCAATGCTTCGCGAATTGTCGCTTTTGCTGCGTGTACCGCATCAGCAGAATTTTTCTCGATAAATCGCCCGTCTTGGCCTCGTGGATGGTCAATAGACTTCCACACGCCCATTCGGACAGCGCTACCAAAAATTTCGTCAAAGTGAGATTCAGCGTCTTCGCCGAACAGATCGGTCAGGATTGCCGCGATGATACGCGCTTTTTTTTTCACGTCATCGCTAGTCTTAGCGTCGATTGCCATTCGTGCTGCTCGCAGCCATGGAGTAGCCTGATACACGCCACGACCAATCGAGTCGAATAGTCCCATACGCTGTCCCTGCTGCGTTGGGTCCATCATCGACGGGTCTATTCCTCCGGATGGGTCCATCATAGAGGGGTCCATTCCTCCCCCGGACGGGTCCATCATAGACGGGTCCATCCCTCCACCAGCTTGTCCTGGGCTGCGTTGTTGCTCCATGGCTTGCTCGGCCAATGGTCGATGCTGGACTGTGAACGGAATCACCTTACCCCAATTGTTGATGATTCCTGGTTCGAGCAACTGTTCGCGAATGTCTCGCAAGATTGTCGTTACCCATGGATCGAGAGTCGCGTAAAGGATTTGCATTGGGATTAGTCTCCCTTGCCAACTTCCCGCATCATCGGCTTTCAACACGCCGTCAGGCACTCCCATACCGCGCAGCATTTCGCCGTCTAGGTCGTCTGGATACGTCAAGATATGGCTTGGGTTTGATGGGACGGTCGCACGAGTCAACTCCCACATTTTATGGCCTGCGTCGTCGTAGACTTGTGGAGTGGTAGTTACTCCCCCGGCCTCAATTTGCTCGACAATTTCGCGCGCTAATTCGCGATTCGGCACTTCTACCGGATTCTCGATCGTGCCGATGTTTGTTTGCCCTTCGGGGTAGCCTAAATCGGCCCCTCCATAGGCATCCTTGTGCATGAACAATCGCCGAACATCGATTGCACCGCCGTCTAAGTGTTTGTCGGCCCAAGCGCGATAAGATCCCCATAACACGGTCTGACCATACCATTCGCCTGGGCGTGGCTTGAATGCGTGGTAGAAACACTCAGGGAAGTGAAGATCAACAAATCCTTCGGGCGCGTTTTTCACGCGATTGAATCGAGCCCCGCATGGTCGCCCTGTATCATCGTTGATTAAGCAGCGAATGTCCGTTGGATGTCTTTCTTCGATGGCAACGATTTCCCAAAGGTTGTCATATTCCTCGGAACGTTGCCAAATGACTTCCATGCCAGTCCAGCCGTAGGTTTGAGCCTCTGTGATATGCTCCAAGGCAATTCGCCACAAGGTAAGCAGTTGCCGCATTACCCAGGCCCCCACAGCTTCGTCTTGGCACATTACACCGATTTGCCACTGACCGTTGGCCTTGTATCCAAACTCGACTCCCTGCAAAACACTACGCCGCGCGGCGAGCCCGATTTGAATGGTTTCATCCAACAACATTTGCTCAATCAACTGAAAACTCAGCGGTGGCAATCGTTGATGTCTGCGGAGCCACCAAGTTTGAATTGGATGGTAGGATCGAGTTTTGGCGCTTGGCTTGTTGGTTTTTAGCTTCTGATTCATAGCTTCCCGCATTTTTTCTCGACGAATTTCGTAAGAGCTACAGATTGAGCCTCACGAGCAAGGTTTTCATCTTCATAGGCAGTCTTCCATAACTGATAGACCGCTTCGTAATCTGTTGGGTCGTATTCGCCAGACTCGATTTTTCGAATCGCTTTGATTCTCGATAGATTCAGTTCGAGCCCTATCAACTGGCCGTGTGTCAACTGGTAGGGGTTGATTCCGTACTCGGCAGCGATGTTGGCGTGGAGTCGGTGTTTTTTTTTAGGCCTTCCTCGATTTCACTTAATCGAGCCCAAAGCTGATACGCGACGTTGACCGAGCAATTTACGCCCATCGTTTTCAGTTGATCGCGTAGGGCAGCAAGAAACTCTCTCGTCGCGAATACCTTCGTTCCTTCTCGACGCAAGCTGAATTGATTTTCTAAGTCCTGACAAAGCAGACGCAATTCAAGAACATCGATCGATACCGGTTTTACCTGCCCGGTTGCATCCTTGATCCCCACCTGAACTAATTCATCCGTAAATTCAAGCATCAGTTTTTCCTCCTAACTGTTGTTGCCTGGACTTGATTGATGGCCATTATAGCCCGACCCATTGGTTTGTACGCCGCTATTCATTGTTTCCTTCGACAGATCGCCAGCGGCATAAAGCAAATCCCATTTCGCTCCGTGGACTGGCTGACAGTAAAAGATTCCCAAGAATACTGGTTTGAAGTCGCGTTCAAGCAGCTTTAATTCAATGCCAGCGATTTCTAGGCGAGGCATTGGAACCTCGTACCCGACTCGAATTGCTTCTCCCTTAAAGTGGACTCGCGTAATTTGTCCAGAGTTACTCGGGAGAACGGTTTTGGTTTCTTTTCTGCCTTGCCTACGCTTGATTCCGCCCAAATCGTTCAGATTGATAACCCCGTCCTCCAGTGCCTCAGGTCCTAATGGAATCCATTGATCCTGATACATCGACGACTGTTGAATTCCGATTTGTGCCTGAAAGTGTGCCCAGCTTTCTTCCGGAGTGGGAAGCGAATTGCACAAAGGCCCCTGCGATGGCGTGAGAACATCAAAATGCGGGTGGTAATCATCATCAATTACCGGAAGATCCTGATTTTCCAGATTGGTCAACCGGTCTTGTTCGTTCGGCAATGCTTTGAGATTGGCTATTCCTCGTGGTTCCTCGATCTCGTGTACGGAGCGCTCCCACGGGTCCCATGTAAGAGTTACGGGCTGAAATATGCCAGCGTTGTATAGCCAGCTACCAAGATCGTTGAGCCCCCTGTAGGCGACCGATGCGGAAAATTCAGTACCGAATATCGATTCCTCTACCTCGATTTCCTCAATGAGAATCTTCACGCCCTGGGCGCGTGTGTGATTCAATCGCTTGCCTACGATCGACTGAAACACAAACCAAGCGTAAGCAGTTGGTTGATTTGCTGCGACCTCGCAACGGAAGGATATTTGATTCCGTGTCGTTGCGAGTTGGCTCCGCGACCGGCTAGCGCGGTGGGTGCAATTGATTTCGACTACACCGGGGGGATAGGGTTGCCTCGTTCGAATTTGATCGTCGATCATGGAAAAACTTAGGGTAGCTTTATCCTCGGACAGCTCAAATTCCTGTCTTCTCGTGAATCCCTCCGGCTTTTTGATCTTGATTCGTTCTCGATAGTCGTCAGCGTTGTGAGCGATCTGGTTAGCGTTGTAATCGTCTCGCTTCATCGGAACAGTCAATCGGCCAGATATTGTGCGAGTCGTCCATCCACGATCGTCGATGCTATATCGAGCGCCATAAGTGAACGAAAGAATTTCGCCAAGTTCCAGCTCTGCGTTGTTGGCGAAAAACACATTGCATTCGCATTGCCAAGCAACTGCGACGGCGGTGTTTTCTGTCGATGCCGCCATGGGTTCGAAGCGTATCACTCGGGGATGCGGACCTCCTTGCAAATCGGGCAAAGCGGACGTTGATCCACCAATTGTCAGCGTCTCCCCAAATCCACATTCTTCGATTACCAACTCAAGGCCGGGCTTGCTGAGTCTTCGTTTGATGTTTTCAATGGAATCAGCAATATCAACTGCTACGATACTATCGACGCTAATCGATAGTCTATGATGAGTCACTTGTCGGTTCGTTGGGTCATAGACGGGAGTAATCTCGACGTTTCGCTTTGACCCAATACCAAGATCGATTCCGTCATAGGTAAGCGTGTCCGCCATTAGTGATGCCCCCCAGCTCCATCGAGTGCCGCCTCGAATGCTTGCTTGAGTGCCAGCTTGTCGATTTTTGCCGGTTGCCCCCAAGCATCGTTCAAAGCATCTAGCATCGGATCGTTTTTCAACGCATCATCGAGTTTCTTCTTTTTCTCGTCAGTCAGAAACTCTTTCCATCGCTTTGACATTTCATGCTCTAACTCTCTGATTTTGGCATCCTCGGCGGCTTCGTTACCTGCAAGATTTAGCCAATCAGCTAGGTACGCTGCTGCTAATTGGACGCTTTGATAGGTCAGCGTCACGCCCTCGCCTGTTTTTTCTACGCCGTATGCAATTCCCTCGATCACTGGAACAAGTGTTGAAAGCAAATCAATCAATGGGTCGGTAAGTGACTCACCAAGTTTTTCGAATGCCATCGACAGCTTATCCTGGGCTCCAACTATTGATGCTAACGTACTGCCTCGTTCCTCCCCTCTCTCAACCTTGTGCAACTCTCGACGAACTTCCCCCTCGGCCATGGTCTTTGCTATTTCGCCTGAGTATTCTTCAAGGCGTTCTGCTTCTTCTCGGGCTGCATCGCCAAGGAGTTTCAGACCCACAACCACACCGGCAGCAGCTACGGCAAAACCACCCACGATTAAGGTTGTTCGCGACAAACCGGCCGTCAAGTCTTTCAACATGCCGCTAAAGCCTGTCGCGGTTTTTACGGCTCCCTCGGTTCCTGCTGCTTCGGCTGCAACTGCTGACTCAGCAACTCCCGCTGTACTGGCTGCTGCTGTCTTTTCTGCAGCGCCAACTGTCGCGGTCGGTTGAATTGAAGTTGTTGCCGATGGTGGCAAGGGTGGCGGTTGGCTTGATGCTGTTGCTGTTGGTGGAAACGGTGGCGGCTCAGTATTGGTAGGAGTGGTCAATGTTGACGCACCAGACTGTTGAGACGGGGCTTGTTTTGTGCCAAAAACTTCGGAGTGTTCTTTTGCAACTTCCTGAACTGTGCGTGTAATCTGTAGCGGTGATTGCTTTGATTCGTCTTTAGACGCTTCTTTTTGAACGGGTGGCGGAAAAACAAAATCCTTCGATGGGTTTGTTCCGACCGACTTCGAAGAATCTGATTGTTTGCCTGTAAACCAATTCGCGACCGACTTGAAGGGCACTATCAAGTCCCGCAACACATCGGATGGTGTTTGTGGTTCGAGTCTTTCGCTTGTTGCGCCTTGGTCGTCGAACGTATCGATCTTGGTTGGCTTTTCCGCCTTTGGTATCGGAATCTCTGGAAATTTTGCGTTGGGTGGTGTTGGCTTTGTTACCGGTTCTGTCCTAGTTGCAGCTTGTTGCGGAGGATGCTTGATCGTGACCGTAACGGGTTCGGGGGAGGAATCGGATTCAGATCGATCGATGGGAGCTGCTTCGGGGATCGATTCGGACTTGGGTACTTCCTTGGAAGGCTCTTTTGGTTCCGGCATTTCCGGGGCAGGGGGCGAACCAGATAGGCCAGATATGATTTTGTCTGCCATGCGATCCAAATGTTCTGGATCTGTGTTGGCGGCAATTCTGTCGAGGATCGATTGCCGATCGTCTTCAACTTTTGTAGCAGGTTCAGCATCATCTTTAGAATCGGTTTTAACCATGTGCCCATGGTCTTCGGTGCGTTGCTTTTCACCGTCTTTTGCTCCCTGTTGATGGGCTTCTTCAAGATTGACCCCACTGTATTCCTTGTAAAGCTCTCTCGCGGAAAACAATCCTTCGATGATTGTTAGAGTGCGATGAACACCCTCTTGAAACTCTCGAATTATGCCGCCTAATCCGACCATGTTTGCTACAGCGATGCCAGCACCGGAGACGTGCTTTAGCTCGTTAGCAAGATGATGCCCTGGATCTTTACCCTTGGGCTTTTCGTCCTTAGAAGGTTCCCTGTCCCGATCGGAGGGGCTAGCGGTTGGGTGGGACCCTGCTTGGCTATTCGCCTGCCCACTCCGATCGGTGGAGGAATCGGGTTTACTTGGAGGACTAGATGGGACGGCTGTAGACGTGTCGCGGCTTGGAGCCTCCGGCATTGGCTGAGACTCGTCGACCAAAACGATTTGAAATTGAGCGCCGTCCATTCAAAACTAGGCTGTCGCGACGTAGCTACCGTTCTGATCTGGATAGCACCGAAGACGAATAGGAACGTCTCGCAGGTCTGGACCGAACAAAATGTTCACCGGGAAGTTTTCCTGCAAAATCGATTTCGCAAGTGTTTGACTTAGCGGGATCGGCCCTGGGTTGGTATCGACGGCCGTAAGGATGAATGGCTTCGCGTAGTTATTGGCCACGTCAAGTTTTCCGATGCCGTTGATCGTGTAGAGATTTCCATAGGGCGAAATCAGGGTCGCGATCGCAGCCGCATCCCATTCGATCAAACGCGCCTCAACCAATACCTCCATCCCTCGCATGATCCCATCTTGCGGGGTTTCTCCGAACTTATCACCTTGGACAAGTCGTTTCATAAATTGATGGCTGACTCGAAATCCTTCTTGACTCTGACCAACGGCCAGAGCGTTCCAAGTTGCCGTATAGCGGCCTGCGGTGAAACCCATGGTTATTTCTCCTTGCTTCGTTTGAGGCACGTTTCGCAATTGACCGCACTTAGTTCGGTACTTGCTGTTTCGAGATTCGTAATTGTGGCCATGTATGCCCGTTTAGTGTCGCATCCGATCATGTAGCGCAGACCGCTTGTTCCTGCAATTGGACCAGTTGGTGATGGCTTTAGATGATGGATCAAAACAAGCTGACCGACATAGGGCGGTTGATTTGCTCCACACTTCGGGCAAGCAAACAAATCGTTATCAGCTATGAATTCAAATCGATCGTGATTGTGAGGCTTACAAGCTGGGTTGTAGCAATACCCAATCACCGGCTCTTTTGTCGATCGATCCTCAGGAATGATTATTCCACTCATTTGCGCTCAATCCTTCTAGCACCACTAAAGTAGATCGACCGCTTTAGCCCAACGTAATTGTCGGTTCCCATCGCACTTTCGACGTGAGCCCCGTATGGATCGGCAATCACGCTTTGAGGCTTCGAATCGATTGAAATAAGCCTCAAATGATTCATAAAACCTAACGCACTAGGATCTTGCTCTTTTATGAGTAGCGTTGCCGTATTCGTTACCTCTGGCTTCCAATCCAGGCAATCTAAAACCGCGTCTAGTTTTGCGTTCAAACCCTGTATTTGATCGAGAAACACAGAGCGACGCATATCTCGCGGAACATCACGAGTCCGTCGAAAAACGGTAACTCGGACACCAAAAACGAGATCGCTTACCATCGCACTCGATTGATGCGTCGGACCTGGGGAGATCCCCTCGGGAGTTACCGCGATGTACCACTCGCCGGAGGTTTGTGGAACAAAATCATCGATTGCTTCGGCGTTGCATTGAGATTCGTCACATTGCAGGGCTTTGCGAATGTGAAGGACAACGGCCTGTAACAGGAAGGGTTCAGAGTCAAGCATTCTGCCCCCCATGACTCAAAGCACGTTCGAGCCCGACGGCAAGAGTATCGCTTAACACTCCCATCCATCGTTGCATCCATTGTTGAGGCGTTTTCTTCGGAAGAAATGGTCTTGCCGGAATGTTACGCTTGGTTGACCCTTCTTGATGAACGGCTGCGTACTTGACCGTTGTTCCAACGATCACGCCATTGGACAGCATCGTGAACACTTGTTCCGGTCCACCCTCCCCCGAGGGCTTTAGGTATTCCGTTCCCGAACCACCTATTTGACCTGGGCTCAAACTGTTCAAAAGCACTCCAGTATCGCGCAGGATTTCATGGGGCCTGTTTCCAAAGACTTCCAATTTTGTCTTGGCTCCCTCGGCTTTAACGCGGTTCCATGCGATCGCAGCAGCGATTTGCTTTGCTTCCGATAGTGGCTTGGTCTTTTGCAGCCACGATAGATTGCCTGCGTAGTGCCGCTTCCAGCTCGCAAGCTGCGCGGATGAAAGCAAGCCAGTTCCAACCGGTGCAAATCGATGCCCTTGATTCAAACCTGCAGCGCGTTTCAAAGCAGCCTTTTCACCCGGTCCGAATCTTCGAGAGTACGCGAGAGTCTTAGGGCTGAGTGGTCGCCATTTCACGCCATCCTCACCGGTCCCGCCTCTTGATTTTCGAACGAAATCAGCCTTGATGTCAGATAGGGCAGCAAACCCAAGCGCGACAAAACAAGCCTTTGCGATTCCCTCCGAATCTCGTTGGGCTCCGACAAGCGAATCTTTGACGGCCGTAACGATTCGCAGGGCTTCTTGGCGGCTTCCACGGAAAAACACTCTATATGTCATTCCAAGCCCCCTCCACCTTGCGTCCACGACTCAACGGCCAGTTTGAAGAATTTTGAGTTACGACGCGAGGTTGGCTTCGAGGGTATCGGCGATCGATCACCATGTTTGACAAACTTGGGACTGATGGCGCTGCGTAGGGTATCCCCGGCAAGAATACTTTTCCATCTGCCAGATCCCTCAGAGACTTGTCAATCCGCATCCACTCAGAAACCAATCGTTCTGGTACTGGATTCCCTCGGCGTTCGCAAACGTAGCACGCGGCCATAACCACGCACCATCGTTTCAGCATTCGAACCGTTCGCAATCCAGCCTCGGAGTATCTTCGCAGCAGCAACAGATTGATTTCATCCGTCGCTTGCTCGATGCATTCTTTGATTCCCGCAGCAGAGCCGCGTAAATCGTGCTGGGTGAAGGCAGCGACAGCAGCGGACCCGAGATACGCTTCAACGTCCTCGGGTTCGCAATAAGTCCATTGGATTGTCACTGGCTCCCCCAATCAGTTTTTGGCTAGAACACCAATTCGCCAACAGCGATGTTTTGTGGAACGTGGCTGACGATGAGTGCGTTGTCCAGACAGAACAGTTCGGTCGCTGTTGGGTTCGCGACTTCGCGACTCCAAGCATTCATCCCATACTTTTCAGTCTTCGGACCGCCATCGTATTCGGCGACCGGTTCGCCACCGATATAGCACTCAATGTCACCACCACTTACGTCCGACCCGATGAAGATTCCACCGTTGTCCGGAACGTGTTTCTTGTAGGTTTCCGCTCCGGGCTTGCCGATGTTCAAACCCTCGTCGGTGACGTAAAAATCGACCCATGGGCAGAAATTGAACTTTCCGACCATGACTTGAATCGGCTTGCCGTCCGGTCCGTTTTCGGTGGACTTCTCCAACGAAAGGAACGGCGCAGATGCCGTACCATGAGCCTGTTGAATGTAGTCGTTTTTGAGCATGTTGTTCCAGGTAGATGATTGAATCATCACCTGAGCAAGCCCAGAACCGGTCAGTTGTTGGAAAGCGGCATGGATCGCCAGGATTTGGCCTGGAATGTCAGTCGTCTCAGATCCCCACGAGGATGAAACGATGTTTCCAGCTCCGAGCATGTTCAGCTTGGATTTGTTCCCTGCTGGAATGCCCGTCTTTAGCTGGCCGGTCGTGTTCGCCGAATCGTAGGACCAATAATACGCATCGCCATCTTGGGTGTAGTACAGCGAATCGCGGAGCATCCCAACGAGCATGGCAGTTCGCCAGTTTCCGGCAAGCTGACTCAGGTAGTTGGTTTGCAATTGAATCATTTTCGCACCTGCTTTATCGCGGGTTGCTGGATCGTCAATTCGACCGATGTTGTTGATCGTTTCTGCCAACAAAGGAATCTGGCTGAATTGCCTTGGATATTCGAACGGAATCTTGCTAGCGCTTTGCGGAGCAAGACGCTTCGCAGCGGTTCCAGGCGCGGCACCGGCAGCAGTATTCAGGGTGTTGTTGAACACATGAAACGCACCAAGCCTGCCATGACCGAGGTTGACTTCGTTGGGGCCTCCCGGCTGCAAACCAAATCGTCGCAGCAAGTGCGCTGTCGCTTCGACCCGTTGGCTAATGACCTTCGTGAGTACGACAGGGCGAAAAATGTCTTGGAATAACTGAGCCATCGCAGTTCCTTATCGGTCCCACCCAACAGGAACATCGGATTGACGAGGGTGACTGTTACTCGTCGTCGAAAATAAAAAACTTGGTCCGCATAGCAGTCCGGATTGCGGCCTCATTTGCGTGACCAACCAAAGCGGCACCTTTGACGAGCAAGGCTGAGGCCTTCACGTCTCCGGAAACTGCGATCCTCGCTCCGGGCTGATCGAGGTTTTGCGCGAGTTCGTCGACGACTCGACAATCATCGAGCAGTACGCCGTAGAAATTTTGCGATCCATCGTTAGCAGCCGGATCAAGCTCCTTGAGCTTTCCGCTTGCCGTGATGCGTCCCAACAGCAGTCCGCCTCGCAGCGTTGTCGTTGGAACGTTTGCCGCGTCTCTGGAAGCTCCGGAAAGAATTCGCGGCAACAGAGTAACGCGTGGTCTTCCTTCGCTCACGAAAAGAACGTTGCGGGTGGAAAGTGAGTCGACTTGGTTCAGGATTCCCGGCGGCATTATTGAGCCCTTGTTGGAATGAGTTTTGTTGGTTCGATGTTGGTCAAATTGAGTTGAGTTGGGTTAGCCATTGACCAGCTTTACAGCCGCGTCAATTCGCTCTTGTGGTAGGTCTTTGTCCTTCATCAGCGATGGATGCTCTGGAAGTGGCGCAACACTCATTCGACGGAGGGTGCTTCCGCCGGATCGATTTGTCGCGGTTCGGAATGTGTTGGCTGGAAGCACCCGGCGAGTTTCGATGAAATACTCCACTTTGCCCGTTTTTGGCTTCGAGTATTGATCGAGAGACAATCGCTGGGTAGCGACCATTGCCGTGTATTGACGATGTTCGTCATCGGTGATCTTGCCTTGGTCCCGCAGTTGCGTCAGTTGACCGGCCAACTCCCGATGGTAAATCGTCTCGGCATAATTGCGATGCCGCTTGGTTTGAGCAGCGAGGCTCATCGTTTGAATGTCTGGACTCGCAACGGTTGTTCCCATTGGATTCGAGTCAGTTGCTTGCCCCTGGCCACCATTGCCCAAGACTTGTTTCAAATTCTCAACGATGTTGGTTTCATCCGTTCCCTCTGGGAGCTGAATTCCCATTTCAGCCATCGCAGCAACGATTTGCGAAACAAGATCGCCACCGCCCATGGAATCACCCATTGATTGATCCATGTTGTCAGCGTCTTGATCGTTTGCATAACCAGCGTTATCAGCGGCCATTCTTTGAATTCCCTTGTAGTAGGTAGGTCTGATTCCCATGCGTATAACACAGCTCATTGTGGTCGGTGCTGGTTCCGCCGATACGAAAGGTCCTTGAGAGTGATCTACTGGATAGTCAACCAAGTCGACCGAGGTAATCACGTCCGCGTAGGTCTGTCCGGCTCCATCTGCAAATTCTGGGAAAATGACCGGGCTGACGAAGACAGCGTTTGAACCAACCTTTTCTTGTGCGCTGGGGGTAAGAACTTCAACGACGATTTCTGCTGCTTGCCCATCGTCGGTGACTCGAAAATCAGTCATTTTTCCGACAGTATTTTGAGCCCCACGAGTTTCCCGGAGTTGGTACTCGTTTTCGGAAATAGGTTGCAACAATTCCGGATCGTCTAGTTCCGCGTGGTTCCAGTGCATCGGAACTGCGTACCGATTCGCGGACAGTCGTCTGAACTGCGACTCCCAATGTCGCAACCTATCCGGGGTGACGACCACTTGGCCATCGCCCGATTGATAGGTGTCACACTTTAGGATTGCTTTGCGAAATGTCCTTGCCATGCACCGATTGAAGATGGTTCAGGCAGATAAAGCAAAACAAGTCGCGTCAGGGTGGGCGTATGCTTAGTTATTTGGCGATTTTCGCGTGTGATTTGTTGGCGGAGACTTCTTTCTTGATCGCATTAATGCGAGATTTGCGAATCCGATAAAACCCACCGGGAAGTTTGACGTGGGGGATCAAGCTATCCTCGATCCAGTTTCGAACGGTCTGAGTTGACACTTCGAGCAACAATGCCGCTTGAGTTGGTGTCAAAAGTGGATCTTTATCCGGCGACTCATTATCGATCTTCTCGGGCTGCGAATATGCAGCACGTTCTTCTCTGATCCGTTCGACCGTCGTTTGCTTCAATCGTTGAATTCCACCTGGAAGCCTAACGTAAGGAATTCTTTTCTCGGTGATCCATCTACGCACCGTGGCCGCGTGAACACTCAGCGCCGTCGCAGCTTCCTTGATCGTAAGCAACGCATCTTCCGTTTTCTTCGTCATCGTTTCATCCTCCCGTGACTCTGCTGAATAATTCCACCCCAAGGCGTTGCTTGCATTTGCTTCGAGTAGTAGCAAGCATAGCTTGTATTATCGATTTGATCTGCGACTTCGTTTGGATGCCCCTGCCACGCGGTATGCTCCACCAGCCATGGTTTGAGCCATGCGTATTCCTTGTGGAATCTCTCATAGTTGGGAATCAAAACCTGACCGTCCTCGATGCGGTTTATCGCTCCGGATGCGACCGCCCGTTCTAGCTTCGCGCCTCGATGGTTCTCTGCCATACCAGGGATTTTTGGACCGACTAAAACGGTTTGCCGTCCTTTGATATGGCTTTTGAGAGCTGGTCCAAAGTGAGCGTTTTCAATTGCAACGATTGGAACCTCGTTGGCCTCCAAAAATCCTGTGACTCTCGTGACCATGTTTGCCCATTCTTCTTGGATGCGAAGTACGTTTCGCAGCAACAAAGTGTGTCGCGGTCTGTAGTAGTCCCAAACGCAACAAACCGTCCAGCTTGGTTCTTTGCCTGAGGCTTCTTCGGCTCGATCCTTCGATGTGCCTGCTGTGTCCAGAGTGGCAAATCTTCGCAACGTCGAAGCCGTGGCGGTTATCACGTCCCCCGCATAGCTCCATTGCAATTCACCGGTTGGAAGTATGTCGTACTGTCGGAACCAATCTCGATCAAATACACCACCCGTTTGGGCGTGCCAATTACCACCTAGCAATGCTTCACGCTCGACTCGTGGGAGTGCCCTCAGGCGATCGGCGTAGTATGGATCTTTTTCCAGCAAAGCGGGATTGTCTTGCAACGTTGCAGGGATGAACGTGAAACTCAATGGCTTCATCACCCCCTTAGGTAGATCGTCCGGGGAATCGGCCCATTCGATCGAATCGTCTGGCATTCGAGTAAACCATCGCAGCTTACCACCGCGTTCTGGAATCGGTGTGCCCAACAGTGGATCAATCCACCAATCGAGCAATTCCGCTACCCACGATCCGGGCTGAGGATTGCAAGTCGCACGCATGTACGGTTCAATCCTTCCCATCGATCGCATCCGACTCACCAAGTACCAGAATTGCCCGGATGAAAAGTGGGTCAGTTCGTCCCAACTGATTAGCGGCAACTCAGTACCCTGCCAAGCGATCTTGCTTTGCTCGTGTTCCATGTGGCTGAACGTGATTCGAGCCCCCGAGGGGAAAACGCAGTCCATTTGCGACTGTCGCATTCGACCGCCCACGAGCGGGTACAGTTCGCACGCCTTGTCCCATAGCCCCTGGGGCGCGGTGATCTGCTTGTATGTTCGTCGAAAAATTACCGGATTCCACAATGGATCGGTGATTCCTCTAAGCTGATCGAGCAACAAGCAGAACGTTTTTCCACCACCAGCACTTCCGCCGTAGATCGCTATATCAGCCGGACAAGCGCAGAATTGTGTTTGCGGTCCGGGTTGAGGGGCAAAGGTTTTCACTAGCTAGTCGCTCGATTAACCGGTCGTGTAAGGTCCAAAACGCCCGTCGCGAGCAAATCCGCTTCCGCTGGAGTTTGGCCACTTGCAACAATATACCGCCGAAGATCCCAATAGAGTCGACCAGGATTGATCGATGCCATTGCGAGGGCTCGGAAGTCGACCTGTGCGGCGCGACTTGGCTGACCTTGTGTAGCGCTTGGAATTGCCACAATAGATCCCTGAGCCGATTGGTTTGCAGGTTTGACAATCCCGCTTCCTGAATCGACTTGCAGAATCGCAGCCGAGTCTGCATCAGCGATCGAGGTTTTTGCCGTCCAAACCAATCGCCCTACACAACTCGGAGCTGCTGCTGGTACTCCAATCGTCAGAGACAAATCGGCCTGAGTATAGGCAAAGAAATTGCCTGCGTACAATCCACCCAAGGCTACACGCTCATCGCGAGTAATATCGTTGGTCGCTACTATTGGATCGGACCCCACAGTACCGGCGATGGTGAATCGATTGAGCAACGCAGCGATAATCGCGTTAGACACTGTTGGAGCGATCGCATTCGCAAGAGCGGTGTAATCGATCGATGCGTTCGGATCGTCGACCATGCGAACCGTTGTTGAGGTAGCTGTGACGTTGATGTAGCCGATCGCAATCAAGGCTCCGCTGAACGTGACTGAGCATCTATAGATTCCAGCAGCTAGTTCGCCAATGTCCGCTGAAAAACGTCCGTCGGAGTTTTGAGAACCTGTCAGCGTGAACGGGCTATTTTCGACCACCGTTTCGGTCGGGAATGGACCTCGAACCGACACGTTTGGATTCGCTGACGACGGCAATGGTAAATCGATGTAAAGAATCATACGCCTAAGCTAGGACCTCCCCCTCCACTCGTGGAAATAACGATTGTTGGTAGCTCCGGTGGTAATGGATCGTCATTGTAGGTAACGCTAATCCCCGTTCCTGCTACGATCAACTCAGCAACAGCATCCTGAAAAAATTCCTTTTTCAAGAAAATCTGAACGCTTTCCCCCCATCCTTGAGCCGTTTTGGGTCCAAAAAATCGCTGACCCATTTTATCGAAGTAGAAATCCCCAATCGTTCCAGTGTTGATTGTTGGATTTCCATCACCATTCAGCAGCGAATTGCCGCTCGGACCTGCTGGACCTTGAGCCCCAGGTGTTCCAGGCAAACCCTGTGGTCCTTGTGGACCGGTTGGGCCTGTTGCTCCTTGTGGTCCCTGAGGACCTGCTGGACCCTGAGGACCTGCTGGGCCAACACTTCCCGATGGTGCAACCCAATTTGTTGCAATCAATCCATTGCTAACTGCCGCAACGGAAATAGCTTGGCCTGCTAATGGTGAAGTAGTTGGTAGCTCGACGATTCCAGCATTCGTAAGCAGCCTCGTTGCAATGAATATCATGGTCGCATCCTTCCATTATCAGGTAGCAGCACTTGAACGTTTGCTTGAAGCGATTCGGTTTCCACCTTGACCTCTTTACCGTATCCTCGATCTTTTGCCTTGCGCTCCAAAAACCACATGGATACTTTCAGGTCCGCCGTTGCTAAGGCAGCTTGAATGTTGAACTCGGCTCGATCCTTTGCCATCGTTTCCGCTTCAACGAACAATTCTTTGATTTCTGCGTCTGAATCGCGATGCCTCGCTACAGTGTGCCGCGAAACACCGAGCTTCAAAGCAACCATGCCAACGATTCCGCACGATTCATCGATCGCCTTTTTCCACTGTTCGATTGTTATCTTTTTCTTGCGTGGCATATCACCTACAACAATGCTGGAATCACGGCCGTACTGTTGCGGATTTGCGTCAAATTTGAAAGCCCAAAACCATCGCTATCCTGATAGTCAACTGCATCGAGCTGGACTTCGATTAGGACCGGAAGCATATTTGCCACGCCCCTGATCCGGCAAAGAACCCATTCCACTCCGGCCTCCGATGCAAATGCTGCATTCGGAAAATCCACTTCGTATGCTCCTGCTAACGCTCCGTCAGCCACAATACCACCAGACAAATAAATACCTAGAGTTTTTCCCGCGACGATCCCAGTACCGAGAGTGAGGACAGTCCAAGAAGTTTGTCCCTGTCTGCGATACTCCATTACAAGACCACTCGATGTCGCGGTTACTCCACTTAGGCCAGCACCGGTGGAACTTGAAGAATCCTGGATAAATACACCCAGAGAAAAATTCGTTTTTCCACGAGTCTTAGTTTGCTTGCTCATGCTGAGTAGCCACCATTCATGGGTCTAGGAAACCTCAAACCAACGCCGCCTGCGCTACCAGCACTTTGCAACGCGCCTATATCGATAACAGTAGGCACGCCTAGTTGATTGGCTCCAAGCGTGTCCGGTGACATCGGCGATCCTTTGCCTTGTAAAGAGGCGGTAGGGCGATAATCTTCACTAGCTCTATTGACGTAGCAATTGTCATTGTAGACGGTACCACGTTCTAGTACGCTGGAACTGAAAGCCCCTAATGTATTTGCGTCTGATCTAGTACCAAAATTACAGCCTATGACAGTGCTCTGAGGCATTTCCGCTACAACACCGGATCTTATACCGAATTGAGCGTTCTTCGTAAACGAGCAATTAATGCACATCAGACCGTTGCTGCCACCGGAACCCAGTTCGTTAGAGATCCCGTCACCGGCGTTATTATCGAATGTGCAGTTTACAAACGTTGCCAGATATGAAGATGCTGCGAAGTTCACTCGAACTGCATCGCAGTTGTTATTGTAAAACAAGCAATTGCTAAAGACGCCACCGCCCGGCAGTTGCACGACAGATGTCGTAGAGTCGTTATTCCTAAACACAGTATTCACTGCGAAGATATTAGTTGGCAGCACTGCGACGTTTACGCAGTTTTGAATCGTGCAGTCTATGAAGTGTGGAGTGATCCCAGACGAAGTGGACACACTGATGGCACCAAGAATTCTTGCTGATGGATCACCAAAAACGCATCTCTTAAAAATGAAGCCTCTTGCTGATCCTGACCCAGAGGCTAGTATCGCCCATGCACTCGTCTTTGACGCATTAGTGTTGACGAACTTGATGTCTTGCCATTCGGACTGCTGAAACCAACCACCGATAAACCAGCTAATGGTCGCGGCATCTGCTGTGCAAGATATTGTTCGCAATTGTCCTGGTGTATCTGAACGGACGATAACGCGGCCTGTGCCATTAGTGCCGCTATACGCTAAAGATGAGGTAAGCGTCTGGTCAGTCTCTAAGATAACCTCCCAGCCACCTTGCCATCCAAAAGTATAGGCCGCTGATCCCACGCCGAAAAGCGTTCTTGAATTCGCACTGTCTAACGTAGCACGCTTCCCGCCGATTGCCCACGAGTAAGTGCCCGTTACACCATACGCAAGAGCTACAGTGACGACTTTTGTCGTGTTGTTTACACCAGTGATTTTCGCAAACTGCCTGCCAGATGGCGTAAGAACCCATAGGCAAGCTGACCCATCAGTTGCGACGCCAGACAGGTCCGGGTTATCAGCCGATAAGTTCACAGCCGTACCAGCGTTGAGGCCAGCACTATTCCCGAACAAAGGGGTCGCCGGACCAGCTCCGCTGGCTTGTGTGTCGCTACCTGTCGCTGAATTGAATAGTATTTTCGGTTCTGGCATTACAAATTTGGATCTGGGTCGCCCGGTTTTAAGTTGTGGACGGCATCGACGTACACATTCCACCTGAAAGAGCCTGATTGCAGCAATCTGGCCTGTCGTTCCTCATGCAGTAAAAGGGCTTTTGCATCTTCAATTTCTGTCTCAGTTGGATCGAGCCCGTTTTGCTCCAGAACAGAAATCATACGATTGGTGTGATCTGCGATTTGAAGCGATAGCGGGTGCCCTAGCGCACGCAAGCGACTGTTGATCGGGTCCTCATATGGAAAAAAACCGCTAGCCGCTTGCGTAATCATCCAATCGTAACCAGCAGCCCGAACAACATCGAGAAAAATGTTCATGTTGGAATCGCCAATTAGCTTGGCAATGTCGTCCAGCCGGTACTGCTTTTTGTCGACGTATTGAATCGTCTTTTCTTGCAGGATTGCAAGTATTTCTTTTGCACTAAAGTCGCGCCAGCCCGCAACCTGTTCGATGATCTTTTTCATAGAAGACTTTCCGTGATACTCGACAGTTGACCGTTTGTGTAGGTGAACGTTTTCCTCAACGTCCTCAATCCAACCGTGTAATCGGATTGAGTCAACAAGCCATTTGAATAGGTGAATGTTGCTGCTGATCCGTCAATGTATGTGATCGAGCTAACTAGCCCGTTGGTGTATGTGATTGTTCCGCTTGATCCCTTCATCGCATTTGTTCTGAGTTGGCGGATTTGTGCTAGCGTAAGCGACTGCGGCGTGGTCAATGCTACGTCGGTGACGGATAGAACATTGTTCGAAAAGCTCAGTCCGGTCCCTATCGTTGCAACATTGACATTCGTTGCGTTGCCTGAGAGCAAACCGACTAGCGTTGTAGTCGTCGCGGAAGTGACTTCGTTTGGACCGGCTGGGCCTGTGTTACCTTGAGGACCTGTATCACCTTGGATTCCTTGAGGACCTTGCGCACCAGTTGCACCGGTATCTCCCTTCAAACCCTGAGGGCCTTGGGGACCTTGATCGCCTGTGTCACCCTTCAAACCCTGAGGCCCCTGCGCCCCGGTCGGTCCTGGATCTCCCTGGTCCCCTTTGAGGCCTTGCAAGCCTTGAGGACCTGTTGCACCTGTATCCCCTTTCAAGCCTTGCAGCCCTTGAGGACCTTGCGGCCCTGTTGCGCCAGTATCGCCCTTTAATCCTTGTGGCCCCGCTGGGCCTTGAGGACCTGTCGTTCCGGCTGGACCGATTGGACCTGATGGCCCCGTTGCGCCAGTATCTCCTTTAGGGCCTTGAGGACCTGCTGGGCCTGCTGGCCCCATGGGGCCAGATACCTGCGCTATTTGGATAACGTATTCCGTTGGCGGCGAAATCTCGATAACGTAGTCGCTCATCGAGTAACCTCTTTGGACAAGATAAATCGACCCTCCATGATTCGCGTCACATCGCCACCGGGACGGGTCCACTCGATGTCGTAAACGTATCGACTGTCCGGATCTTCTGGAGTCAAACCACACGCCATGGTGGAAAGCGCCGCAGCCGAAATGGATACCTCGACTGAGGTTTTTTCCGTATTGGTCTGGAAAGCCATGGAGACAGCGATGCCTGAAGAATCCTTCCGCCGTCGCACTTGTCCAGCGAACTGCGAACCGGTCAAATCGATCGTTATTCCGTTTTGATCTTTGAGCGTAATCGTTCGGCGGAACGTTGCTCCCTGGTTGGCAAAAATGTCTTGATACGCGGTCTTATCGCCGATCATTGGCTAACCCTTTGACATTCCAAAATAGTCTGCTTGAACGACTGAATATCCTCCTTGGTGGCCATTTGTGTCGCAATGGTTTCCATGGTTCTTTGCGTCTGTCGCTGAGTTTCGCAATTTTGCTCAAGCAAGTCATTTGTTTTGTTCAAATGATTGATTGCAGCATCGCGCAGAGGCAAGCCTATGTGTTGACCAAGCCACACACATACCTTTGGAATGCCGTAAAGCCCAGCTAGAACGATCACAACGGCTAGGCCGTTATTTACCCATTGCATCGCTTCTTGCACTTGAAATCCCTTTCATGCTGGCTCGATTGTACGATTCCATGGTCAAAGGTTCGTTTACCCAAAATTCCCGAGTTCCATCGAAAATTTTGAAGTATGGACGTGGCCGCTTTGGTTCAGCCTGTTCTTTTTTGACTGTCCATCCCTGCGATTCCCACAGGGGAGCGACATTTCGATACCAGTCCGCGCATGGCCCACAAGAGTCGTCACCGTAAAGCGTGACTGTTGGATTGATCGTTCCGGCCTGCCCCGGTTTGTTTTTGGATGCCCGTTCGATGAGAGACAAAATCAATTTGCGATCGAGTTGATCGAGTTTTTCGGACTTCGCCACAGCCTCATCGATCGCTCCGACCCACTTTTGAATCGATCGCACTTGGTTGTCGATACGACGAATCAACTCGTAGGCTGTGAATCCAACGGTAATCAATCCGATCATGGCCAATCCAATCAGTACCGAGTTGATTTTGTTAGCCATCGGCAAGCCTCCGAAGTCCTACGAGTCTTAGCACAGCCTCACATCCACGCCAGAATCGCATCGCGTCGAGGAATGGATTCAGCAAGTCGCTCATCACGCAGTATTTGACCTCGAACGGCGATCGATGATGGTCGGAATGATGCTTTGGGCTTTGCACGATTCCCGTCGATTGCGCCAAATCTATGATCCAGTGGTTTTCCCCCTTGCGATGCGCCCAAGCGTGTACCTCGTTTGCTTGGCTGATAAATAGGCAAAAAAGCCATCCGTCTCGAAGCGGCTCGAATAAAACACAAATCGCCAATGCAATCATGGATGGTACGATCGTCGTTGAATTGCGATTCCAATACGATCCTTCGAGAAATCCACGAGGGAAAGCATGATGAAATTTGTTGGGGCCGCCAATCAGCTTCCCGAGAATCGGAGTGTTTTGGTCGAGGTAAGTGTCCTCGAACCAGTGAAATGCACCTGCAACAAAATCCGCTGCCAACCACGATAGAAAAATGAAACCGATCCATCCTGCGATCATTTTAGCTTTGGTGGGTTAGTGCCTTGTGGATCATCGATCGAGGATCGAATCAAATAAAACGCATGGTATCGAACGGGCGTTTTTAGGTGACGCTTCCACGAGATCCACCCGCGACCGCCTTGGCCGTACTGTTCGCCCCACGAGTTGAACATATCGAATTCATACTCGTCACCGAACAATCGAACATCATCGACCCCCACGGCATGATTGCCTGGGCCGTCGGTCGGAAACACTCTCCCGTTTGAATCCAGCTTCATAAAGTCGTTGTTCGCATGGACCGCTACAACGCCAACAAAACCGGCTGCGAGGCCTGAGGCCAGTTCTTCCTCTGTGTCGACTCGATAGCATTCAAGAGCCTTGAATCGTCCGGCTGCTTGCTTCGCTTCGGCGCTGATCCTTGACCAGAGGAATTCTTCGCTCGGTACCATCGACTCGGGTGGAATCCCGAACTCCTGCATTTTTTTCATGCCATCTTCGAGCAAACTACCTTGGTCAAGATTGCGGTTAATCTGTGCGTAAAGCCCCTCACCGCTTAAAGCAATGTGTTTTTCTCCGCGTTTGACTCTGGCACGCTCAAGCGCTTTTGCACCCGCAAAACCGTTGCATGACGATCTGCGACGCTGATTCTTGATCCATTCAGGACCGGTGAAGACTTGCCTAGCTGCGACTCGACGATGATCGGTGAGAACGTCTTGGATTTCCTTGCGACTGTAAAGCAGCCCGGATTCGGCAAAGGCAGGAAAACCCATCGGTCGTTCGCTTGGCATCTGCAAGCCAAGATAGAATTCACCATTCGGCGTTTGAATGCGATCCATCGCTACATTCCAGTCACAGAGGAAACGATTTGGTTTAAGCCCTCAATTGTCGATGGCAAGGGCCTTGAGTCGAGAACGGTGCCATCCGTGGCGACGATCAGCAATGAAGGCGTGCCACTCTCTCTAACACGCTCCGCGTACTGAACGGCATCGGGCGAATCGGCATCGTAGAATCGCCAATGCAACCGTCTCGATTCAAGGTTTGCCCACCAGTTTGTATCAGCCTGCAATCGAGCAACCACCGGCGAGCGATCCTCAGTTTGCTCGACGACAATCACCCACGAGTCAGGATGCTCGGGTTTCGGCAACAATTGGTCGATGGCTGGACCGGCAAAAAACAGAAGCAAGCCAACGACGATCAAAAAAACAGGTCCGAATGATTTCATTTTTGTTGGGCGAAAATTGCGGTGACAACTGCCTGCATTGCGGTTTGGCCAGCGTCCGACTTCACTGACTCGAAGTATCGCATCAAAGTATCTGCGCATTGCAAAGCGTCGATGCGAGTGTTTGCCGTCTCGACAGTCGCTTTAGAAACGTCGAGATCCTTCGGGGCTAGTTGATCGATCAAGCCCTTGAGTACCGTTTCGAGCTGCGATTGCCTGACTCCAAGTTTCGAAGCGGCCCAGGTCACAGCGCCCCAAATCGCGCCGATCACCATTACCGCCACGCCAACAAATGATCCGATGGTTGTGAGCATGTTTACTCCGATGCTTCCTCGATTGAATTGGAATCCTCGCGCGAGTTGTGCAACGGATTTGGACCGCCATCGACAGCCTTACCTCCGTCCATCTCTGCGTCCAGTTGGTCCAGAGCTGCGAATTCGTCCGCAAGTTCCTCAGGCACGCTATCAACGAAAGAACCAACGATAACGGTCGGTGCGTTGACTTTGTTCTGCTGCCAGATGGTAAACAGGATCATCGCCAACCGGATGGCCAAGATAATCAGCTCAGGCGACATTCGAGCGATCCGAGGATCATGCCTCACAGCTTGCTCGAATCCGACGCGATCGTTCGAGAATCGCTCGAAGTGTTCCGCCGCCACTTGCTGTATCAATTTGAACCGCATTCTTCCCTCCGGATTGCTACATTCGCGCGAGTCGCAAAACCGAAGGCTAGCACACTTGTCCACCAAAACCACACCGATCGACGTACTTGGCCGTTACTGTCCTGGTTTGGCCGCTTTTTGCCATTCCTCTATTTGTGGAATCGACCAATAGTTTTCGATCAGTGGTTTCGGCAACAGCTTCTTGTGCTTCCATCGCCGAATCGTGCGATCGGAAACGCCAAGCAACAAAGCGAGCTGCTTGAGATTCAGCAAACGGAGGTCGCTGGTTCGTCGATGCGAACGTTCCGTTTTTCGTTGGTAGGTGGCGGTATCGGTGGACATAGCTCCAACGTCACGGAATTGAACAGAACGCCATGGAATTCCAGCATCTTCCGAATCACCGTGGCAAGGTAGCTGGTAGGCTTTTCAACAGCATGTTCGGCGATCCGATCACACGCGTCGAGGAAGCCCATCGGGTCGCAATTCGCTGCGATCCACGAGTACCGCCAAAACAATTCGCGATCGTATTTTAACCGTTTTCGATCGGATAAACGCACGAGCTTGTTTGCGATTTCAACGGCTTTCTCCGACTTCGCCTCACATGAACATTCTCCACCAACAACACAACAACCAAACCAGCCATGCGCGGCTTGGT